CCTAATGGCAGATTTAAATCGGGAAAATTCGTACCAAGAAATCCCGAGATGTATATTGGCGATATTCACAACATAATCTATAGATCATCATGGGTAGGGAGATTTTGCATGTATTGCGATCAGAATCCTAGCATCTTAAAATGGGCTTCAGAAGCGGTGCAAATAGAATATTGGAATCCCATTGATAAAAAAACCCACATTTACCACCCCGATTATTACATAAAGGTTCAAAAAGGGGATATGTCAACTGAGGATTGGATTATTGAAATAAAACCATCTTCCCAATATCAGTTAGAAAAAAAACCAGTTCTAAAAGAACCAATGACAGAAAAGAGAATTAGATCCCATAACGATCAAATGCAAATCTGGATCGTGAATAGGGCTAAATTTGATGCTGCAATGAATTTTGCAAAATTCAACGGATATAAGTTCGGAGCTATAGATGAAAATTTCATTTTTAGATAATGGATTTTAAAATAGAAATAAGAGATGCTATAGAGCAAGCTGGATCCCCCGCAAAATTAGCGGAGGAAAGCTTCCTGAATTATTCAAAGAACTATGCAGTACTCAGCAATTCAGAGTCACTTAGAAGTTTGGTTCAGGGAAAGATCTACACATTTTATTATGATTCAGATATTAAGGCAGATAAGGGATTTGTTAATAGAAGACCCGTAGTGTTCTTTGAATCAAAAGAGATAACCCCATCAAAAAGCATAATAAAAGGAATAGACATGATCTTGCTAAGTCCAAAAGACAGAAAGAATTTCTTCATCCGATTACATTCTATTTATGGTAAAATCATGGATCAGAACGAAAAAAGAGATAGATCTGCGCACATGCCTTTAAGATTTGACCCCTCAGTATTAGAAACTTTAATGGGAGGTATCAAGTATAATCATGCATACACCGGATACAAAATGGAAAAAATAAAAGGATTGAAAGAAATAGGGAGGGAAGAGTGGAGATATCTAGTATATCTAAACACCAAATCTATTGAGGGGGCTGATTTGAACGATATATACAACAAATATCAATAATGGCAGGATTTTTAGGAGATAATAGGAGCAATCCATTTTTTAGTAACGTTCTAAATAACCTTAGAAAAATAGGGTCTTTCGGAATGAACTATGGTGACATGGTTGTTAAAAACTCCCAAGCGGTGGGTACTACCGAAGCAATGTTCTTAAAACAGGGTGGGATTCAGGATGAAAATTTCTTATATGCTTTAAGAAAGGCAGATACTACAGCTAAACAGTACATAGCTTATTTTGATAGGGATTATATTAATAAAAAAACATATCTTAGAAGCTTTGCACTTAATCCTGAAATAGAATTTATTTTAGATACAGTTTGCGACGAAGCTATTGTATATGATGATAAAAACTTCTTCTCCTATTTTGTATCAACCGACATTAAGGGTATTGGTGAAGAGATGGAACAACAAATACAAGACAGATATAAAGAAATTTATAGTCTCTTTGGTTTTAATGAAGGAATATCTGCATGGCACTTTTTTAGAAACTTTTTAATTGATGGTATATTAGCATTTGAAATCATATTTGACTCAAGAGGAAAGAATATTATAGGATTTAAAGAATTGGATCCTGCATCATTATTGCCTTCTGTCGAAAAACAACTTGATGGTAATTTTGTAGAATGCTGGATTCAATACCCAGACAATCCTTCTTTATCTAGAAAATTGTACGATTCACAGATTATTTATATTTCATACGCTAAAGGAAATACCACAACAAGAGTAAGCTATATAGAAAGATTGATCAGATCTTTTAATCTATTAAGAATTATGGAACATACCAGAGTGATTTGGAATGTTATGAATTCATCCTATAGAATGACAATGACTGTTCCAGTAGGAACAAAATCTCCACAAAAAGCAAAACAATCATTGGCTGAATTAATGAGTATCTATAAAGAAGATATTAGCCTTAATCAAGATAGTGGTGAGCTTTTTGTAAACGGTAAACCAAACATTCAGTTCTTTAAAAATTACTTGATGCCTTCTACTCCTAACGGAACTCCTGATATAACACCATTAGCAGGAAGCGGAGATGCAACACCTTTTAGTGATTTAAAAGCTTTAGCATATTTTGCAGATAAACTTAAATTGGATTCTAAAATCCCGTATTCAAGATTCGATAGGGAAGATAGGGGTACACAAGGTACATTCAGTGGTAATGCAGAAGGATTAGATCAAGAAGAAATAAGATTCTTTAAATTCATTACAAGATTAAGATCAATCTATCAGGATATACTTCTAAAGCCTTTATGGATACAATTTTGCTTGGATCATCCAGAGCATAAAAAGGATTTCATGGTTAAGAGTCAATTCGGTTTAGATTATGTTAAAGATAATTCCTTTGCTGAAATAAAATATATGGAGATTCTTAATGCTAGAAAAGATCAGGTAACTAAAATTGCAGGTCTTTTAGATGCCGACGGAACACCATATTTCTCGTTAAAATATGTATTAGACAAATATCTTGGAATGACCGATGATGATAAGATAGCTAACGAGAAAGCAAAGGAGGCAGCAGAGAAGAAGAAAAAAGAGAAGGAGAAAGAAGCAGAAGAAGCAGGGGAAGAACCAGAAGGAGAATTTAAACTTTAATAAATGGCAGGATTCATAGACAATTTTTCACAGAGTAACCCAAACATGGGACGTATACTCAAAGCCGTAAGTAAAATCGGAAGCTTCGGAATGGAGTATAAAGATCTTGTTGTGAAAAATTCTCAAGCAATTGGGGTTTCAGAAGCAATGATGAGACAAAAATTAGCATTAACGGATTCTGATGAGGATTTTATTTTTAGCCTTGCAGCTGCAGATACCACTAGTAGAAAATACATTGCTTATTTTGATAAAGATTATCCATACAAAAGAGATTTTTTAAGAAGCTTTGCACTCAATGCCGAGATAGAGTGGATTTTAGATATCCTTGCTGATGAAGCTATAGTTTATGATGATAGAAATTTTTGTTGCAGTCTATCACTGGTTAATATGGATCTAAAGGATGAAATAGCAGACTCATTAAGGGAGAATTTCAGAAAGATCTATGTTTCCCACGGATTTAACAACGGAATTTCAGCTTGGCAGTATTTTAGACAATTCCTAATAGATGGATTTTTATCTTTTGAAATAGTTTATTCCGATGATGGAAAACAAATAGTAGGATTTAAGGAATTAGATCCAGTTTCATTGACCCCTTCTGTAGAAAGAAACCCCGGTGGCCAAACGGTTCAAATCTGGTATCAATACTACGGAGACAGCGTTAGAGAAAGAAAGCTATACGATGCTCAGGTAATCTATGTTTCTTTTGCAAACGGTAATAGCACAAGCAGAACAAGTTATGCTGAAAGATTAATTAGATCTCATAACCTTCTTAAGATAATGGAGCACACCAGAATCATATGGAATGTTATGAATGCTTCTTTCAGATTGAAAATGACTATCCCAGTTGGTTCAAGATCTCCACAAAAAGCAAAAGAGACATTAGGTGAATTAATGAATATGTATAAGGAAGACATAAAACTTAATACTGATTCCGGAGAATTGAGTATTAATGGACGTCCAAATTTACAATTCTATAAGAATTATCTTTTCCCAGTACAAGGAGGGGAGTCACCTAAAATTGAGACTATTAATAATGCAGGTCCTAATCTAAATGTTATAGATGCTGTGGTTTATTTCTTTAATAAATTAAAAGCAGATTCTAAAATACCATTTAATAGATTCGCTGCTAGATCCGGTGGAACTGTAGGAACCTATAAGATAGGAGCAGAATCTGCAGAAAGAGACGAGATTAGATATAATAAATTCATTAATAGAATTAGATCGATCTATCAAGAGATCATACTAAAACCATTATGGATTCAAATGACTTTAGATTATCCAGAACTTGATAACGATCCTATATTTAGATCTCAATTAGGTCTTAAATTTAACTCAGATAATCAGTTTGGCGAATCTAAAGAGATTGAACAACTAATTAAGAAAATAGATTTTATAGCCGGACTTTCCGAAATAAAGGAAAAGAAAGGGGAGGAAGAACTTCCATATTTTAGCCAGGATTTCCTTATAGATAAATTTTTAGGATTAACCAACGAAGATAGAAGAGTTAATAATATCTACAAGAAAAAGGAGGAGGAGGAGGAAGGCAAACAAGCAGCAGCTGCTTCGGGATCTGCTACCCCAGCACCAGCAGGGGGAAGTGACGCAGCAACCCCAGCAGCAGAAACTGGAGGCGATGAAGCAGCACCAGCAGAAGCTGCACCTGCGGAAGAAGCACCAGCACCAGCAGTAGAAGCTGCACCTGCAGCAGAAGAGACAGAAGCACCCTAATTTGAAACATTTTTTATAATCGCGTTTTTTATTTACATTTGACCTGTAAATAAACAAACATGAATAAAGAATTAGAACTATTATTAGAAATTGAAGGATCCACCGGTGAGGGGTCTCAAAAAAGAAAACAGGAATTAATTTCCTCTAATCTAACTCCTGAATTGGAGTATATCTTATCCATTTGTTTTGATCCATTCGTTACAACAAAGCTACACAAGCTAAATTATAGCGAGATCTCAAATTCCACAGAAAATTCGAACCTATTTACACAATTTGTTGATCTATGTGAAGAGCTTAAGAAAGCACCAGCTATAAACGATCATTTAAGGACCAAGGCTGAACGTTTGGTTGAATCTACTGGTTATCATACAGAATTAAATAAAGTACTCGCTAAAGTGCTTACAAAGCGAATGAATATAGGGGTGGGTGCTAAACTCATTAATAAAGCAGTGGGAAAAGAATTAATTCCCGATCCTAGCTTAATGTTAGCAGAGGATGATCACAAAGCTATTGATAAATGGAATTCCATTGTTTGCGAAGAAAAATATGATGGAGTTAGAGTTATTTGTGTCATAGAAGACAGAATTCCTAAATTCTATACCAGAGCATTTAATGAACTAAATAGCAAATTTCTAACAAAAATAGCAAACCAACTATTAATCATTTCAAAAGGAATAGATGGTATTTTTTTCGACGGAGAGCTTACCGATTTAGACAGAAAGGGTGTTAGCGGCAAGGTTAATCAAATGCTTAAAGGATCACCAAAAGAGTCCATAGGCGACGATCTACTTTTTAACACATTTGACATAGATCCTATTACATCTATCAGAAGCGGCAAAGGAAGTACTCCATACACAGAACGCAGGGATTTACTAGAAAAACTTTTTGAAAATGCAGAAACCCCTAATATAGTTTTAGCAAGAAAATGGGAAGCAAAGACTAAGGAAGAATTAATGCCAATTTATGATCAGATAGTAGCTAACGGAGGCGAAGGTGTTATTATGAAAGATCCTAATCACGTATACGAATGCAAAAGATCTAAATCTTGGATTAAATTTAAGGAAGTAGAAGATTGTGATTTAGAAGTTACTGGTTGGTATCCAGGTGAAGGAAAAAGAGAAGGATTTATCGGAGGATTTAATTGTAAAGATGCATCAGGAGAATATCAGGTAAAAGTTGGATCTGGATTTACAGAAGCAGATCTTATTTCTCTATCTAAAAATCCTGATTCTTTGATTGGTAGAATTGTAACATTACAATATAACGTCCCTATAGAAGATAAGAACGGTAGTAAATCTTTATTCTTACCTAGATTTATAGAAGTTAGAAGTGATAAGACAGAACCAGAAAACCTAGTAACAAGATTTAACAAAAAGAAATAATGATCAATATTCTATTAACTGAGAAATTAAGGCCAAAAGAGCTAAAGCACATGATCCTTCCACAAAGGATTAAAGATGCTTTTCAGAACGGACTACAACAGAACGTTTTATTAACTGGATCTCCTGGATCTGGTAAAACGTCTCTTGCTAAGATACTTTCTAATGATTCGCCAAGATTATTCATTAATGTTTCTGACGAAAGCTCGGTAGACACGGTAAGAGAAAAGATAACAGGATTTTGCTCTACTATCTCCATTATGAACGAGGAGAATGCTATGAAGGTTGTAGTGCTGGATGAGTTTGATGGTGCATCAGATCAATTCTATAAGGCTCTTAGAGGAACTATAGAAAAATTTGCTAAGACCACTAGATTTGTTGCAACATGTAACTGGATCAATAAAGTTCCTCCTCCGATGCAAAGTAGATTTCAGGTTTTTATTTTTGATCCGGTAAATAAGGAAGAAGAAGAGGATCTAAGGAATCAATGGAGATCTAGAATTAGATTGATTCTAACAAAGATGGATATTTCGATCGACGATAATGCATTAGACTCTTTTGTTAAGAAATATTATCCAGATATGAGATCTGGATTAAATTGTATTCAAAGATGGCAAATTCAAGGATTAGGTGCTATAACAGAAGAAAAGGTTTCTGAATCATCTTGGGATTACGAAGAGCTGTATGAGATGATCTTTGAAAAATTGGATCCAGTAAAAAGCTACCAAGTTATAGTTGGACAGTACTCTAATTCAGTTGGAGAAATTATGGAATCACTAGGAAGAGAATTTATAGAATGGGTAAAAGAAAAGAAACCAGGGAAAGTTCAGATGATCCCAGCATCTATGATTCTTATTGCACAACACCAGGCTCAAAGAAATCAAGTAATAGATCCAGTTGTTAGCTTGCTGTCCTTATTCTATTCTTTACAAAAATTAACACAGTAGATGAGAAATAAAATAGTAATTGTCGGAAGAGGAGGCTCAGGCAAAGATTTTTTAAGAAAAAAATTTGAATTAAGGGGATTTAAGTATTGTGTTTCGTGTACGAGTAGGCCTATTAGAGAAGGTGAAGAAGATGGGAAGGATTATAAATTTACTGACGTTAATTTTTTTGACAATAATGTCATTAAGTTCTATGAAATTGACGAGTTCAATGGATGGAAGTATGGAACTTTAATAGAGGACTTTGAGGATGCAAATTTATTTATTATGACACCAAGGGGTGTTAATAACATAAGAATAAAGGATAGAAAAAATTGCTTTGTTGTCTTTATAGATCCTGATAAAGAAACGATTAGAAAAAGATTGCTTGAAAGAAGAGACGCAGATTCTGCAGATAGAAGAATAGAAGCCGACGATAAGGACTTTTTTGGGTTTTCTAACTATGATATGAGAGTAACAAATAACGATTTTTAATATGGTTAGTGTAATTATAGATGGGAACTACTTATTTCATAAGACGTTCGCTATATTTTCAGATTTTGGTGCTAAACAACCAGGTGAGGTTCTTTCTCAAGAAGCTGATCAAGGTATGTTTATGAGAAAGATAATGACAGATCTTTGTTATTCATTAAATCAAATTCCAGTAAATGGACATGTTATATTTTGTAAGGATTCTAGATCTTGGAGAAAAGACTTAAAGATTGAAAGAGCAGACTATAAAGGATCTAGGGTAAAAGATGAAAAAGTAGATTGGGGATCGTTCTTCGATCTAATGGACGAATTTGGAAAATTCCTAGAATTAAGTGGGTACATCTATTCTAAATCTAATGGGGCGGAAGGAGATGATCTCCTTTGGTTTTGGAATAAAAAGTTAAGAGGTCTGGGTCATAATGTTGTAGTGTATTCGGGAGATAAAGACAGCCATCAATTAGTAGGGCACGAAGAAACATGGACTATATGTTGGAATGCAAATTCTAAAAATAATAAAATATTTTGTCCAGATAATTGGAAAGATAATTATCTTAATAAAGAAAGAGAAACTTCGATTTTTAATCTGGATTTTATAGCTGATAACGAAAAAGATAAAATGGTGCATCTATCTTCATCAGCTACTTTAGAATATACTGATCCTATCCGATTGACTTTTGAAAAAATTCTAACGGGCGATAAAGGAGATGACGTACCAAGTGTTTTCTCTTATGAAAAAACACCGGGTAAGATATTTAAGTTAACAAAATCAAAAGCTGAATCGATCTATGAAAGTTTTAAACAATCAGGATGGGGAAATTCAAGGTTAGAAGATGTTTGGAAAGATGATGAATTTATGGATTGGATTTCTGGATATGTTTTAAGATCCTTGAATTATACAGATAATGCTAGTAACAGAAAAGAGGTATCTAATAATTACCAAGAAAATGCACAATTGGTTTGGCTATCAGATCAAGTCATTCCCGAAAAGGTTTTAGCAGATATGGAATTTGCATACACAATGATAGATCTTGAGGTTAAACCCGTATTAATAGATAAGAAAAATTTAATTGGCAGATCAAGATGGGATCAATACGAAGCCCCTTCTGCCTTCAATCCTTTTAAGAGTTTTAAATAATGGAATTATTTGATATTTTAAAAGCCTTCTTTAATAAAAAGAACTGGGAAGATGTATCTAATCACGATAAGGCTAGAAATTTCTTTATGATCAATAGAATAATGGGTATTGCATTCCCGTTACAAGCTAATGCCTTTAATAGCACTAAAATAGATCCAGTTTCAGTGGTTAATTATTGGAAAGAGACATTAAACACCAAATACAAAGCCCCTCCTGGATGGTTTTTTACAGCCACCAGAAAGAAAGAAAAATCCAATGCTTTTTCTCCGGAGGAAGAGGTTTCTGAATTTATTAAATTCAGGTATGAAATTTCTAACAGAGAAATCCAAGATCTAGGTAAGTATTTCCCAAAAGAGTTTAAAGAATTTTCTAAATCGATTAAAGATGTACTAGGTTAGTACTGCTTATTTTCTTCGGATATATAAGTAAAGTATCAACCCGAAATGACAGAACTAACAGAATTAAATCTACGATCCATTTTAAATTCGCAGGATTATAGGCTAACAACAGAAACCAATTTTCAACAAATACAAGAGGCCATAGATTTGCTTCAGTCCTCTTTTGGGATAGTCTTCGATCCCAATCCAACAATAAACTCACAGAGCGCATCATTTACGTTGGACGTGATAAAAGGTAATTCAATTAAATTACCATCTATAGGAACAACTAAGATTAGTTTAGACGGCACAAACGGGGGTATAATAGGTTCTTCTATAAACGCATCTAAAAATGTTTATGTTGGTGGGGATCTTTTACTTTACAACGATTCTGGTAGCGATGGTAGAATTAAATTCTCAGTAGATAAAGTAAATGATGAAATAAAGGCACCAGAGGTTGGTCAAATAAGATTTACTGGTAGCGCATTTCAAGGGTATGCATTTCAAGATGAGGTTTCTTCTAAATTTTCTTTCACTATAGGATCCACAGGAAGTGGGAATCTTACATTATCTTATGATGGATCTGCAATCTTAACAATCGCTTGGCAAGGAACGGCGCATTCAACTGCTAATAAAATAGTTTCTGCAATAGCAGATCTCTCTGATATAGAAAATGTAAACGGACCGGCAATAAAGGCATCATCTTCAATAAATACGGTAACTATCGAATCGTTACCAGGATTTGCGTCAGCAATGAATGGTGTTGCAGTTTCAGTATCTGCTTCTAGCATGACAGTTACACCTTCATCAGGTAATATGACAGGGGGTATAGATGGAACAGCAGGATGGATAAACTTTTTTAACGGGGAAACAGTTTCTTACACACCAGGTACGCCTAGTAATTGGAACGGTACAGCACCTACAACCTTACAAGGGGCTATAGACAGATTAGCGGCATTAGTTAAAACATTAAACAGTGGAACCGGGGCGTAATATTAAAATAGCAAAATAAACGACAGTACTAATATGTCTAAATTAACAGAGGTAGATAAAAAAATAATAGATGGCGTAATATCATCTATTGATTGGGGTCAAATAGTTAAATTCTATAAGATACTAGACAGAAGAATCGGATATGAGCAAGTTAGAATAAAAGGCATAGAAAGAAGTTCTAAAATAACAATAGATTCTGCAAAAGAAGAATTGTACAAGGTTTTAGAATATGTTATTGAAGGGGATCTTCCCGAAATGTCATATGGACCTTGGGCAATTATTTGGGTTAATGGAGAATGGGAAATTATAGAGAGCATACAGGTGAACGAAGACGAACCTGCTGAAGAAATTCAAATCCCTATTATGGAATCTAAACTTCAGGTTCATTTTGTACCACAGAGTGTAACAATGAAAGAAGAAGTTGATTTTCCCCAAGAATTTTTTCAGATGGACGATATGATAGTTTTAGAAGGCAGACTTAAAGAATGTGTTGAAGAAGAAGATTATGTACTAGCTGGAAAGATAAGAGATGTTCTTGATGAACTTAATAAAAGAAAAAAATGAGCATTAAAAAATTAAACGAGCAATTTGCTCAGACATTTAGTGGTGATGGATTTAATAGCTCTAATGGAGTTTTTAAAGTTAAATACAAGGCTTTTGATGATTTATCAAAGGCTAAAGGAAGAGAGATAAATCCATACGATCACATTCAGGGTGAAGAGTACCAAATAGGAGATATAGTTTTAGCAAGATTGAGTGGAAATACCAAAAAGAAGCGAATAAAAGCTGAGGTTATATCCTCAACAAGAACGGAAGATGGCAAGGGCACTGAATTTAAAGTAAGAAGCCTTGCTTCTAAAAAAATCTACACAGTTCCTTCGTATGCAATTGAATTTTATGACGACAGAGGACATATAGAAAGAAGCAGAACTGGCGGTAGTACTATTAGCAATAAAGAAAAATTCTTAAACTCTTTAAAGTATAATAATGGTAATTTTATTTGGGGATCAATGGAATCTAAAACAAACGATATGAGAAATGATATGCTATTAAAAGAAGGGGATTCTGTTTCAGAAAGACCTAGTATTATAGACCCTTCTATAAATGTTATATTGATAGACACTAATCATCCTGATTATGATCTTCACATAGAAAATTTCAAAAAATTGGGTGGCATTTATACTATACCAGAAAATAAAAGTATTTATATTCATAAAGAAGATCCTAATTTTTCTAAATTCAACGATAGTCATTTAACTGTTATAGAGGCAGTTGAAATTGCAAAGATGCTATCTAAAGAATCATCGGTTGATGAAAAATATAGCGACGTTCTTGCAGCACAGATTCTTAGAAACAAAGGACACAAGGATGCATATAAGATTATAGCTTCCAATTTTTTAAAGAAGCATGGTATTTCCTATGGGGAGGCGGTTGATGAATTTGCCCCCTCAATGAAGAACCATCTACCAGAAAGAGAAATGTAATGTCCATAGATAGAATAAGAAGAATCCCATTCCCTGAAAATATCAAGAATAATAATCCCCATGTTATTGAACCCGAAAAATTCAAAAACAGAGATATTGGGGAGTACAGAAATTTCATCAATAAGCATTCCCAAGAATCATTTATAGTTTGTGCATGCGGGGTTTCCCTGAATGATTATAGCGATTTTGACAATCATATAACTATCGGGGTAAATGATGCAGGTAAAAAAGTTTGGTGCAAGTATCTGGTTGTGGTTAACGAACCAAGCACTTTTAAATTTAAAAGATGGCCAGATGTACAAAGCAATAACTCTGAATTTGTTTTTACTCACTTAAAAAGTCTGCCAATAGATAATGCAGCAGGAAGGGTAATAACGGTTAATCTTGGAAAATACGAAGGGATAGATTTAGACAATTACGGATTTATAGATTACACAACCAATTCTCCTTATATGGCTATAGTTATAGCATATCAGATGGGAGCTAGAAAAATAGGATTAGTAGGGGTAGACTTCACAATGAATCACTTTTTTGGGGAAACGGGTAAGCACCAAATAATGAGAGAAATAGAAAGGGTTAAAGAACAATATTCCTCACTAGGCAAGGCATTAATCGAAAAGGGAATCAAGATAGCTAACCTGTCAAAAGACAGCCTTATTGAGTCATGGCCGAAAATGACCCTCGAGGAATTCGAAACTATATAGGGTTTAAAAATTATAATACTTATGAGTGATCAAAAAACAGGATTATTAATAAGATTCCCACTAAGCCCCAAGAAAGGAAAAAAATCTTCATATACAGTTTCTTTCTACGAATTTATGGAAAGAAAGATATCGGAGGGAATTAACCTAGGATATAAATGTTTTATCTTCGAGGTCTCCGATGATGATTTTGATGTTTTAGATTTTGAAGTACATGGCGACATTAGGCAATCTATAAATTCTTACCTGAGAGAGGGAATAAGATTAGCAATCTACATAAAGGTAAAGAAATATTTAACCTCGGATTCAATTGATGAGATTAATGAGGCACACAGCCAGATAACTACATGTCTTAATTTTGTAAAAAACTTTACCATCTTAGATCCTCAAGAATTCCCTATCATCCTACACGTTGGTGGTGCTAAGGGCGATAGAAGAGGTACAATGGAAGATTTTTGTAAAAAAGTAGAAAAATTATTTAATCCAGAAGATATTCTAAGTCTTGCTGTTGTTAACGACGAGAAGCCAAGTCTTTTCTCAGTCAAAGATCTTCTTCCTGGGGTATTCTATAAAATAAGAATTCCTATAGTTTTTAGATCGACGTCATATCCTACCAATCAGGGAAACCTAACTCTTAATGAGTCTTTATTCTTAGCAGCTTCTACGTGGAAAAGAACTATTAATCCTATTTTTGTTTACCTTCCAGGCAACACCCAAATTAACGGAGATCAAACTAAACCCTTTGGTTTGGAATTAGATTTTGTCTTCGATAACAGATTACCAGAACCATAACATTTTATTCTCTCGGGGATTTCTATTATATTTGTAAAAATCTTTTGCAATGCCCGAAATCAGCGAAGTAAGGATTATGTCGGAGTTTATTAACAAGGTTGCACGTGATGTTGATTACTTTATTGGCATATCTAAAAACCCAGAACACAAAAGCAAAACAACTCTAGTTATTCCCTTTGACCATTTTCAGATTAAAGCATATTCACGAGGAAAGGAATTAATGCTCAGATTTATAAATCTGGATTTTTCATATTCTGACATAACCGATCTTAAGCCCCTGGTTTTTACTATGGGAATGAGCGGCAATTGGAATTATTCAAAAACTATGTTTGAAATACCTAAGCACACTCATTTTATGATCATGGGTTCTGATGGTAGTGTATTAGGTATGAATGATGTTAGAAGATTTGCCCGCTGGGATTGGAGAGGATGGAACGAAGAGAGAGGAAGCGATCCCGTACAGGAGACAGAGATTTTTAAAAAAAAGATCTTAGAAAATTTGACGAAGGATAGGGTATTCCAAAAGCCAATCTTTGAAGTCATGATGAATCAGAAATATTTTAATGGCATTGGTAATTATCTAAGAGCTGAAATTCTAGGTAGAATAGATTTAGATCCAAGACTATCTGCTGGGGATTATATCACTAGAGCTGGAGATAAATTTTTTAATATGACAGAAAAAATAATTGTTGAATCATATGAACTTGGTGGAGGACAATTTAAAGACTGGTATAATCAAGCAGATCTAGAAAAAAAGAAAAGTAAAGAATTCCAGGCATGGATGCAATTTTATTTTAATAAAGATGCATGCGTTCCTATTAAAGATAAAAACGATCGTAATTTTTGGATCGATAAAAAATGGCTAATATGATAAGCAAGGACACACTTAAGAAGATTCTATATTTCGATATAGAAACCGCAGGAATCAGTGAAACGTTTTCTGATCTAAAAAATTCAGATCCCAGACTTGCAAAGATTTGGGAAAAAAGATGTGTCTGGCTAAGAAAGAATTCAGGGGATGAATATAAAGAAGCAACAGAGGATCAATTGTGGGAAGACAAATCTTCATTGCATCCAGAATTTGCTAAAGTTGTTTGTATTAGCTTTGGCGCATATAATGGGGATGATATTAAAATCCAATCGGTTATAGGCGAAGAAAGTGAGATTCTTATTAATTCTAATAAGATATTTAATAATGCAGTGGCTAAAGGCTGGAAGCTTGGAGGACATACAATTAAGAATTTTGACATTCCTTTTGTCGGAAAAAGAATGATTATTAATCGAATAGATCCATCTCCTCTAATTGGCCAACTAAATAGAAAACCTTGGGATTCCCCAGTTATTGATATCTCTGAGATTTTTGCATTTGGTGGATATGGGCAAACCCACTCTTCTTTAGATCTTATGTGCTCTGTCTTTGGTCACGAGTCACCGAAGGATGAAATGGACGGATCCCTTGTCCATCCATATTTTTACTCTGGAAGAATAGAGGAAATTAAGAAATACTGTGAAATGGACGTTAAGTATTTAATGAAGTGCTACGAATCATTCTCTTTTGATTAGCCACATAAACTTAATGGATATATACAATAAAATATCCGGGTGGGCAATCGTATCAAAAATTTTAAACAGTGGATTTTAAATGAAGGTGAATTCTATCAGAATGAGCTTAATACCCATTTTTGGTCCAATTCGGAGTTTGATCCATCTATCAGAGAGAAGCTACTTCAGATAGCTAATGAATTTTATCAAACATTCAAATTAGAGATACCAATCTCTGATATTCAATTAACCGGATCTTTAGCTAATTATAACTGGACACTTAAGTCAGATCTTGATGTTCACGTTTTAATAGATTTTTCTAAGCTTAACCCTGATATTGCTTTAGTTAAAAAGGGGATAGACGGACAAAGATTTATTTGGAATCTTAGACATAATATAGTTATGAGAGGGCATGATGTTGAATTATATCTACAAGATATAAATGAACCCCATGTTGCTTCTGGCTTATTTTCGCTTTTAAACAATGAATGGATAAGAATTCCCAAGTATAATCCACCTCAGATAGACGAGATGGATGTTCAAAAAAAATTCGAAGGTATAGTCAATGATATAGATCAATTAGAAGCTAGTCTTCAAAGTGGAAGCCAAGATATCTCTCCAAGAGAGCTTTATGACCACTCAGAAAAAGTTAAATCTAGGATCATGAAAATGAGAAAAGATGGACTTGCAGAGAGGGGAGAATTCTCCGTAGAGAATTTAGTGTTTAAAAAGCTCAGAAACGAAGGATATATACAGAATCTTATCGACCTAATATCTAGGTCATATGAGAAAATTTATAACGAATAAAAACTAAAAAGATGTCAGGAATTTACAAAGGGTATAATCCTATTTTCGAATCAATGAAGCAAGAGCTTTTTGAGGAAGAGACTAAAATAGACACAGATTCACTTATTAGAGCAATCTACGATACGTTTATTAACCTAATAGTTAATGGAACAGACGAGGCAGTTAAAACTCCTGATGGATTTAAAGCATACATGGAGAAGGCCTTACAAGCAAGCTCATTAAATGGTATTCAGGCTGAATTTGAAAAAAGAATAGATTTAATGGCTGCTACTGATAAAAGTCAAGCAGAGGCATTAAACCAATCTAGATCTTACGTTGGACAATTATTCTCAACATTAAAATCTGCAGTAGGTGAAGATTCTAAAGGATTACAAAAGGTTATAGATAAAATGACCTCTTTAATGGGATCTACTATTTCTAGTTTTCAATCTGTTGAAGTTGAACTACAAAAGAACGAAAGCTTAATTACTAGATACCTAGCAGAAGATAATGAAAAGCTAACTGGCGAAGAGGGTGATTCAGAAGATGGCTTAGCAGATAAGTGGTATACCCAATTATCTAAGAACCTTCTAGATAGTGCAACATCATTCAAAGGCGAAACAGCATCTGCAATGGCTAGCAAAAACCTAGCTGGTAATTCCGAAGTTCAAAGTTTCTCCCAATCTTCTCAACAGTATTTAGAGCAAGCAAAGCAATTATCAATATCAGGAGGTAGAAGAGGATTATTCCAAACAGGAAAACTCCAAACAGCTTCAGGCCCTATGAAAGCTAAAGATTATAGAGTGAAGGCTCAGAGTCTTGTTAATGAGATAATCAGACAAAGAGAAGAATTTAGAAAATTAAATTACAAGCTATCTAATATCCCTGCACCAACAAATCCGATCGTGGTTTGTCCAACAGGTATGACATTCGATACCGCAAAAAATGCTTGCGTTTTTGTTAATGTTCCCGTGGTTAATACAGGCGGTGGTACAAGACCTCCGAGACCTAATCCAACACCAAACCCAACACCAAACCCGGTTAAAACTAATTGTTCTTTCCCGGTTGCTGTAGGAGCATCTAAATGTTCAGAGGTTGCATCGCTTCAAGGTAAATTGATTAGCATGGGATCTTGCATTGCTGATATATTAAATGCAGCAGGTGGAGCAGATGGAAGATATGGTAAGGTAACTGCTAAATTAGCAAATATAGCATATGCTTACATGTCTAAATCAAATTCTTTTAATGCATCTGGAGAATTAACCAAAACGATGTACGATACTATAATGGCTGGGGGTCAACCAACATTCCAAACAGTAGACGCACAGCAAAAAGAATCTTTAAATGTTTCTAAAGTTTTAGAAAGTAAAATGTTCGAAAAAGAGCATAAAGCAGGAACACCAGTTTTATCGTTCGGAGATTTTTCTAAAGTCTTAACAGAAGCTTCATATTTAAGCGAGGACGTGGCTTCATCAGGAAGCTTAGCATCTTGTATATGTTCAACATATCAATCTGGAAATATAGATACAAATTGTTTCTCAATAGTTCCAGTTCCAGTTCCAAATCCTACAGGGGGAACAGGAGCGACGGGGGGAACAGGTAGTGAACCACCAGTTCCAACCAGAGACGATTGGCAAGGACTTAAATATGTTAATACAGGATCATATCCAATTTCATTCGACGAGAGTCTTTTAAGTTTCTGGACTAAAGAAATAATAATAACTGCTTTAACGTGGTGGGCACCAGGAGGTAAATATGTACTGAAAGCTGGATCTACTGCTGTTAAATCGTTAGGGATTAAAACAGCCGGTAGAATTGGATTGACTAAGTTAGCTACAAAAATAGCAACTACAGCATCATCCAAAGTTGCTACAATAGGAGCACAAAAAGTAGCCACTAAATTGGCTACTGTCTCTGCAGGATATTTTGCTAGATATGGAGCAATACCCATTGCTAAAAGAGCAGCAGGAGGTCTTATTGGAGGAACACTTGGAGCATCAGCTTTAGAGTTCTTATCAGGAAGAGACACATTTGTTATTACTACAATAGAAGGATTTATAGAAAGAAATTTGATAATGGGTGCATCTAAAGGATTAGTTAATACATTAGATGGATATGTTAGCGACGATGATTGGGCATCAATCACTCAAATGTTAGCTATAGTTAAAGGAGGATGGACAGTCAACGAAGAGGATAAGCCAGTATCAGCATGGAGCGAACTTAAAAGATTCTATATAGAATCCGAAGGTGAAGATCTAATAGAAGACATAAAGAGCGTTAGAGCTAAGATGGGTGATGTTGAAGGATATCCTAACGTTAAATCGCTTTCACCTCTTTCAAGCCTATCTGATCTTGACTGGGATTTAGCAAAAGCTGAGACTAATAGATTTGTTGATGCACTTGAAAGAAATGAAAGTAAGTTAGCAGAAAATCTTGCTAAATTGCCTCAAAAATACGTTCAAGCACACGTAGAAGGTAATTACGTAGAAATCGACGAGGAAGGAGAAGGCACTCCGCTTAATGGAGATAAAGCTCCTGAAGAGAAATCAGTAAACAAAACCCTGTAATTGGGATATATAGTAAAATAAATAAAATAGAATGAGTCTTAACCCTGAATTCGTTTTAGTCTTGGAAAAATCTTCACACAACCTGAAGTCCGAGAAGAATGGTAACGAATATTATCTTGAAGGTATAGCAGCAGTATTTGGTAAAGAGAATTCAAACCAAAGAATCTATGAGGAGAGAGAATATCTTCCCCATTTGCAGTATCTAAAAGAAAAGATAGAACAAAAAAGATTAGTAGGTGAATTAGATCACCCTAAGGAATTTGATGTGTCTTTAAAGAATATTTCGCACCTAGTTGAAGAGCTTGCTTATGACCAAGATAATAGAACTTTAAGAATTAAAGTTAGACTTTTAGATACACCAGCTGGTAAAATAGCTAAATCTTTAGTTGATGCTGGTATTCCAGTTTCTATATCATCAAGAGCAGCAGGTAATGTGATGGAAAACAAAAAAGTACAAATTAAGAAGATTTTTACATATGATCTAGTTGCTGATCCTGGATTTGAGAACGCTCAATTAGAGAGAGTTTATGAAAGCTACGGATACAATCTTAATGAAAAGTCAAAAAATGAATCCATTTTAAATGGTCTTCCTTTGATGAACGAAAGCTTAGGATTAGAAAATGATTCAAATTTTAAGATATATAGAATCAAAGATCAAGATAAGATACAAAAGCTTCTAGATAAGGAGCCAAATAAGAGTTTAATCATGGAAAATAATTTCGTTACAGCGGAAGAAATGAATGGATATTCTAAACTAATCAAAAAAGAAATGGACACTATTAAAGGGTCTATTGAATCATTGAAAGGGATTAAAGAATCTTCCAAAATAACAGAATCATCTTCTCTTGAGGAAAGAGTTGGTAAGTTAGAAAAGTATGCTGATTATTTAGCAGAAAACCTAGAGGCATCTATTAAGTATGGTGAATACCTAGCTGAAAATTTAGAAGATTCAGTTTCTTATTCTAAGTATCTTGCAGAGAACCTAGACAAATCTATTTCTTATGCAAAATATCTTGCTGAGCATTTAGATCACAATATCTCTTATTCTGAGTACATTGCAGAGAACGTTGACAACAACGTAACAGCAGTTAAAGGTCTAACAGAGAAAGTTGATCAATCTATTGCTTATGCAGAATACGTAGCAGAAAACGTAGACAAGAACATTAAGTATAGCGAATACCTTGCTGAAAACCTGGATAAGAACATTTCTTATTCTGAGTATCTTGCTGAGAGCGTAGATAAGAACATTTCTTATTCTGAGTACTTAGCAGAAAACCTAGATAAAGGTTTAGCTTATAGTGAATACTTAGCTGAGAAATTAGATAAGAACATTTCTTATTCTGAGTACTTAGCAGAAAACCTAGATAAAGGTTTAGCTTATTCTGATTATCTTGGGGAGAGCCTAGATAAGACAGTTCATTACAGTGAGTATATCGCTGAAAAATTAGCTAATAACATCAGCTATGCAGAATACATTGCTGAGTCTGTAAATGCAGCTTCAGGAACAGGAGAGGTAAAAGAAGCAGTAACAAAAGCAATTTCTGAAAACACAAGAACTTCAGGATATGCAGGAGATTACACAGAGATCTCTTCTAAAATTGACAATTTATTGAATACTGTCGGTAAACAAAAGACAGAAGAAATAGCAGAAAATAAGAACTATCCTTTCTTAAAGCTTATGGGCGAACAAGGACAAAGAGAATTCTTATCACTGCACGAAGGCCAAAAACAAAAGGTCGCCAAATCCTTAAACGAAAACAATTACTCATCCGAAAAAGAGGTAGTTGAAATTATGGGTAAAACTCTGAATGAACAAAATCAATCCGGAGAAAAATTCCTAGATTTAATGCCAGAAAAATACAAAACTACCTGGGATAATATGAACGAGTCTCAAAAGGCTTCTCTATTAGCTCAAAGTAAGTTTCATAAACTGGACACACCTTACCAAATCCAGAATTTCTGGGCTACAAGAGGTCTTACAGTTACTAAGGCAAATATCGAAAGAATAGACGAATCCCAAGAACAAATAATCGCAGCTCCTCAGCCAAAAGGAATTTCTAGAGAATATCTAGATAATCTTTCTGAAGCTTTAGAAGCTAGATTTAAAAAATAACATTTTTCAAAAAATGCAACTTATCAATCAACATGAAATTTTTGAAACCTGGGCACCAATATTGGAAAGCAAAACAGGTATTCAAGAGAGAGGTAAATTAGACTGGTTAACTAAATACTGTCATTACCACTCATTAAACGAATCTGCCGGAGCGTATAACTCTTTAGGCGTATTAAACGGTATGGGCCAAGTATCTCCTGCTTCTAACGTAGGTTTATCTGGCGGTCCTGCTGGCTTTTATGCAGGCGGATCTTATTCTGGAACTGGTCTTGGTTCTGGCGATAAATTCCCTTCTCTTTTACCTTTAGCTATTCAAGTAGCTGCTAAAACAGTAGGTTTTGATATCGTTCCAGTTATCCCAATGAGCGGTCCTACAGGCGTATTATCATACTTAGACTATGTTTACGCAGGTGGTAAATTATCTGGTACTGACTCTGTATCTCCATACACAGCAAACACTCCAGATTTAATTAAAGTTCCAACAACAACAGCTTCTCCTGTTACTGGTTTAACAGTAGGATCTACTTACCTTTTAGGTGCTTCTGGTCTTTCTTCAACAAAAGATTTGGACTCTGCAGGTGTAGGTGCTTTAGTAGCTGGTAAATTCGTCGGTAGTTCAAGAATCGATGGTTTCCCAATTTTCCAAGTGGTAGCATTAACTGTAGGTTTCTCTATTGCTGACGCAATCGGTGCAGACGCAGTTATTTACTCTGGTTCATATAATACAAGTACAAAGGTTTATACAATCTCTGCAACAGTAGGATATGCAAACGGTGCTGCTCAATTAGTTAAAACTTTAGAAGATCACGTACAAGGATTCACTGGTTCTGGCGTTGCTAACGACGGTACATGGTCTGGTCCTTATGTAGACGGTACTAAAGCTTACGATCCAATGTCAAGAGGAACTGCAGAAGGCACTTACTTTAAATCATTAGGTCTTTCTACATTCACTAAGTTTGTAGAGGCTGGTACATTCCAAGTTGCTGCTTCTGTTACAACTGAGCAAATCCAAGATTTGAACAAGCAATTCGGTATCGACGTAGTTTCTATGATCGAGAACGCACTTGTTAACGAGGTTTCTCAAGCGATCAACAAGCACATCTTATCTAGAGCATTTGCTTTAGGTTGGTCTAACCACTATGAATTTGCAAACACCGAATTAGGTGGAGCATCTTCTGCTTCTCTAAACATCAATTTAAATATTGGTTCTGGTGGAGCTTCAACTGCATCTTTCATCGGTAAGGACAATGGATCTTTAACAATCTATACTCCTGGCGATATTGCTACAGGCGGATACGAGAACCAATCAACTGTACAAAGAAGATTATTCTCAAGAATCTTGGCTGCTGCTAACGTAGTAGCAAACAGAGGAAGAAGAGGACCTGCTAACTTTATTGTTACTAACGCTCAGGTAGCTTCTGCTTTACAAGATATCTCACAATTCACATTTGCTCCTTTTACAAACACGTTAACTCAAAATAACGGTACTTTATATCCAGTTGGTTCAATTGCTGGTATGACCGTTTATGTTGATCAAAACATGTCTTTTGGCGATACGAGAGTATTGGTTGGAAGAAAAGGTGCTGATGACGAACCAGGTATGAAATTTATGCCTTACATGATGGCTGAGTCAATCCAGACTATCTCTGAAGGTACAATGTCACCTAAAATTGCAGTTAAATCTAGATACTCTCTAGTAGAGGCTGGACACCATCCTCAAACAATGTACATATGCTTTAAAGCTATAGTACCTGCAACTGGTATCGCTTAGTATTAATTAAGTTAACCTTTAATAAAAAGCCTCTGAGAGATCAGAGGCTTTTTTTATTCTCTTTCGAATCTATTGTGGGATATATAAAGAAAAAGTTTACACATGAAGCTTATTGAAAATTTTAAATCATATAGTGATTGCAAAGAAGCATTAATAGAATCGTATGGCGATATTGATATTGCAAAAACCAAATTAATTAAAAAGGGATATTCACCGGATGATTTAGACGAAAGTTTAAATGCAATCAAAGAATCATTAGGCGATAAGATTATTAACTTTTTTTCTAAAAATCTAGGAGGGGGTATTTCTAAAATAGACAAGATACTAAGAGATATGAAAGAGGAAGAAATTAGATTTAGTAGAGATGAGCACGAGGCAGAATCTAAGTTCTATAAATTAAGTACAGCTTTGGGTCAATTAAAAAAAGATAAGGCAGATAAATCAGAAACAGACCAATATGTTATTAAATTGAACAAGATTCAAAAATTAATAAAAGATTTAGTTTCTTCACATAGCTCTATCATGGATAGCTTAGAAAAACAAGTAGATGTTCTAACTAATAAGAAGAATAGAAGAAGCGAATACTATAACCTAAAAAGAGCAGAGGATGCTGTAGAGACTAAAAAACTAAGAGCAGAATTTAAAAGAAAGCTTATTAGTCAGGAAGATGATTCTGAGTATTTAAAAGACATACAAAAGATTCTAGGAAGTCCTAAAGATGCAGAGAAAGATCTAGAAAAAGCCAAAGAGGATTTAGCTAAAGAAAAAGGAGAAATAGGAGCAAGCGATGAGATTTCTAAAATGTCACCAGATAAAATAGAAAACATCCTAGATGAATACCATAAAGAAATTATGGCTTCATTAAAAGATGTTAAGGACTATACAGAAAAATCATTAGATAGGATTCAAGAGCTTTCCGATAAAAAAGAAATGAATAGGGGAGCTTATAACACCATGAAAAATACATTTGAATCTAAGGTAAGTAAGATTTCTAAGTATGTTGAAGAAGCTAAGAGTAAAATATCACAAATAGGAACATCAGATAAAGAAGTAGGAGAAGATTCAAATAAAGCAATAGAATATCTTCTAAATCTAGGAAAAGCAGTTACCAATATAAAATATTATACCTGGCCAGCTGATGATCTTTCAAAAGAGAAAAAAGAGATTCAATCTGCTTTAGAAGTAGTAGAAGAAGAAATACAAAAAGCAGCTTAATGAAGAAGTACTCAGACTTCATATTAGACAATTCTCTTAACGAGGGATTTATAAAGAACCTCTTCGGAAAAATAGGATCTTTCCTTAAGGGAAGTAAGAGATCTATTTTAGATAAGATCTCTAAAATGAAAGATGCAGAAAAGGAATTTATTAATAAATCTGACGAATTAAATTATAATATATTTTCTTCAGAGATAGGAAGAAATCAAGATCCAAATTCAAGACAAAGAGCATTGATGAGCACAAGAGCACTTGAAGCTTTAAGACTTGCAAAAAATGGTGAAATAAATTTCATAGTAAAAGAAGTGCAAGAGATATGTGGTTCTGACCCTTCCCTGGTAAGTTTTTACAATCAACAAAAAATGCTAGCAGATACAGAGCTTGCACAATATGCTTATGAGAAAGCCAAAAAATTCAAGGATAATGATTATGAGAGGGATTTTTATAATCAATGGAAAACACTAGACTCAGAGGTTCAAAAAGTTAAATTTGATAGCTTTGACGACGAGGATGACACTGTTGCTAATTTGGGAATGTTTGATCTTCCCCTAAAAGAATTTGTTAGCCAAATTCAAGGATTACCTAAATCGGACATAGCCCAATTGTTGAGCGATGCCAATGATTTAAAATGGAAAATCGCAGACGACTATAGAAAAAAATCCATGAGCATCAGAGAGTTAAAGAATAAATCATATAGATCTGGAGATATACCAACTTTTAATTTTTCTAGAGAGAAATTTGAGGAAATGAAAAATATATACAGAAAGGCTACTGTCTCTATAGACAATAAAATGTCAATGCTAAAAAACAGATTAAAGAATATATAATATAAAAAAAGATGAAAAATAACATCTATAACCCACTTTTCGAAAGCTTGCTTAAAAAGGTAAACGATTACGAAAATCCACAAGGCATCTCAGAACAAGATGGCGCAGTAAAAGGTACAATTTTTAGCGACTACATGAAAGCTATGTCCCAATTAGGAGCTAAATTAGTTTCACAATATGCTAATGCTATTCAAACCTATCCTAAGACTGCTGTTAAAACAGAATACATGAAAACCTTTACTGATAAATTAAAGGCGATTGAGAATTCTATTGATATTACTAAAACACCATCAATTCAATTAGATGGTTTATTTAATAATGTTAAAACTGAGGCAACAGCATTTTTTGGTCTTGGAGCTAAAGAAGATAAAAGACTTACTAAGCATTTAGAGCCTTGGAGAGATTCATTCAGAACAGGATTTCAGCTTTATACCCAAGCATTTAAAAGCTTGATGGAATATGTCAAAAAACAAGAAGAGAGCGGACAAGCTAAAATTAGTGAGACTGAAAAAGGTATGATGAAAGCAGGCGTTAGCAAATTTATTGCATCACTTACTGCATCTTTCGAAAAGAACAAGACAATCACAGATACTAAATGGGGTGAACCAGTTGTTGGCGAGTCTTTAGTTAGAGAAAACTCAGTTATAGAAAGATTAATTCAAAATAAAATTTGTGTTGATTTTAACACATTTAATACAGTAATTAATGAGGCTAAAGAGGATAGAGTTGCAAGAAGAGCATCTAGAGCAATAAGACCTAAGATAGAATCTTTACAAGCAAATATCTCTAACGTGTTAAATCAGATAGGGGGAAGACTTGGAGATCCAGCAAAAGCTAATTTTAAATCGTTAGCAATGGCTTCCGAATTCAATAAGATCGCAAACACTCTAGTTTCTATTCAAGATGAATTATCAATCGATAAGGCAGAATTGAAGAATGTTCAATTTGATGATTTAAATAAACAAGTTGATAATTTAGTTGATCTTTTTAATTCTAAAAAGGAGTCTTATGATAAGACATATTCTGAAGAAGAGAAAACATTAAGAAGTTCTAAAACACTAGAAATTGCAACTCCAGAAGTTGCCAAATTTATTGCAGACGGCGATGCTCAATTCGATGCATTATCAGATTTAGCCCAAAAAGGAGCTAATCTTTTCTCTGCAGATATTGAAAAAGAAAAACAAGACAAATCACAAGCTGATAAGCTAAAGGGAGAATCTCAACCAAAGAATCCGGGCAAGAAAGACGGAGAGATACAAAAAGGTCAAGACGGAGCAGATTGGAAATGGGACGCTAAAGCAAAGGTTTGGAATAAAGTAGAGGTCTCTGATACTGTTTCTACTTCAAATATTAAACTTGCATCTCCTCTTAAAAAAGGTGCTAAAGGCGATGAGGTTAAAGCAGTTCAAAAATTGATCATGGATAAAATGGGTACAAAATTAAAAGATGTACCTCAGTATAAGAAATTTGCTAAATTTGGAGCAGATGGTAAATTTGGGGGATCTACAGAGGCATTAATACCAGCATTGAAATCTGGTCTAGGCCTAACTGACACATCATCAGAGATCACACAGGAGTTAGTTGATAAATTAGCAGCAGTTAAAGAATCTTTCGTTTTTGAGCAAGAGTTTAACATGGAAGCTTTTAATAAAACAATTGGAAGCGGAGGTGGATCATCTTCTGGGGGAGGATCAAAAGGATCTGGGGGAGGATCACCAAAGAAGTCTTCGGCTTTTAAATGTATCAAAGATTTAGAGAGTGGATTGTCCGTAAGCGGTGGTACTGCAACCCTGAAAAGAGATAACGGAAACATCCACGAATTTAAATCAGATGGAACTTATAGATTTTATTACAAAGACAAGTGGATGGAAGGAACCTGGAAATGTGTAGATGGTGGATTCGAAGCTTACAGTAAAGAAGATAGCGATACCTATTATGGTAAAGCAGGAGTTAATAATTGGAAAAGTAATCTAGACAAGGATAAAGCAGCAGCGGCAGCAGAAGCAGCAAAAGCAGCAGGAGCTATTAGGGAAAAGGGACAAGAAGCAGCCAAAGGTCTATTAAACGCACTTGGGGGAAATGCTGAAGATGAAAAAGCTGTTTATAAAATATTCAAAGAGCAAATCACATCTAAAGAGATTTTTGATGCAACAGAAGCAGCTTGGGGTTCAATTTGGCCATCATCGCAAGATCTAGGATATGGAAGTGGATATTACGGAAAAATGTCATGGGCAGAAATTTTCAAGAAGCATCACAGTTATACAGGAAAAAAAGGATTTAGTCTTAGAGGGGCAATAGATAACCTTTTTAGCGATGCAGAAGTTGGTAGACTTAATGGGTATTTACCGTCAGGAGTTGCTAAATTCTAGTTTTACATTTTTTAACTAAGGGAAACTTTAGTACATTTGGGGATATAAAATATAAATTTTATGTCCCTTTTTGTTATAGAAGGAGCTAGAAAATCAGGTAAAACCCATTTTGTTAGTTCCCAAAGTTGGATCCCAGTATTTAAATTTGATTTCAATGGATTGTACACATCCCTGGATCTTCCTGCAGAAGGCGAGAAGACCCATCATATTGGGCTGGGTAAAGAATTGATGGTCCAGCAATTAAATCGAGACGGATTCCTTTCTGACCTAATGATGGACCGAGGGATTATTACTAATTCAGTCTGGGGTATTCTAAATAAAAGGGTAACCAAAAAATCAGTTTATAAAGAGCTAGATTATATGCTCGGGAACAATCTTTTCAAAGACACCTTCTTTTTTTTAATTGTAGGGACATCCCCAGAAAATAGAGAAAAAGATGTTTGGGATTATATGGACAAGAAGATTCCAGAAGAGAGCGCTCTTTTTCTAGAATTCAGCGATTACCTTTCCGAAAGGGGCGTTAAGATTCAGACCATAGAAAATAGATTCGATGCTGAATCACTCTCCACATTTCAAACTATAATTAAGAATTTAAAATAATGTGCGGAATCCTAATTGCCCATAATCCTTCTCAAGCAAGGATAAATTCTATAGCTCATAGAGGCATAGAATTTTCTACACACTCCGATGAGTCAGGATTAACTCTGTGTCATCATAGATTGCCTATCCAAACAGCAATAGGTGACGGATGGATTCAACCTGTAGAGATATCAAAAGACAAGTACCTTCTATTTAACGGGGAAATTTTTAATTATCCCACGGAGCTATACGATTCAGATACTGCATATCTAGCTAGCCTTTTTTCTACCTGCCTAGACTTTTCTTCACTTGAGATGTTTAGCGCTCTCTACGAGCCTCATATTAAGAGCTGGGATGGTTTCTGGGCTATTTGCCTGGTTGACATGAAGACAAAGAATGTTATTTGCTTTACTGATCCATTAGGTAAGAAATGCCTATACTACAACGATCTTGGCGAAATATGCTCAGAAATGAAAGGACTTATTAACAGTAGCTCCTTTTTAGATCAGGCTTTTATGGGAGGAGTAAGAAAATGGGGATACGTTCATAATGAATCTACCCCGTTTGAGAACATTCAAAAGATCCGGCCTAATTACTTTTATCAATGGAATTTTGCTGCTCCTGACTTCAAGAAGCTATACGGTCCCTATTTCCCATTTAAACCCCCCAAATTTGACTTTAATTCTGAGGATGAGATGTTAGATTGGGTTTGGCATAAAGTTGAAGCAGCAACAAAGAATAGGCTGTTAAGCTTAGACTATCCAATATCCATCTTACTCTCAGGAGGACTAGATTCATCTATTATTGGTGGACTTCTTCTTAAACTTGGAGCTGATGTTAGCTGGTACACCATAAACAATGGTCCAGACAATGATTATGTTAGAGAATGTGAGAATTATTGGGGGATTAAGGTAAACCAATTAGAATACACAATGGGTGAGGATAGTATGGATCTAGATGAATTGTATTTTAAATGGAACGAATCTCCTATAGATCTTGGCAGTGTAGTTCCTCAGTACTTGTTATTTGACGCAATTAAAAAAGGAACGGACACCAGGATAGTCTTATCAGGGGACGGTGCGGATGAAATGTTTGGGGGATATAGAAGAATAGATGAGTATGACTCTCAAGGATCTGATGTTTTCCACGAATTAACATATTACCATTTACCAAGACTTGATAAGATGAGTATGGCTCACACTCTAGAGCTTAGAAATCCATTCCTGAATTTAGAGCTTTTACAAATGGCTCTAAATCTTCCTATGGATCTAAGAAAGCATAAGACAATTCTTAAGAAGGCATTTAAGGGATTAGTTCCGGATTCGGTAATAGACAGAAAGAAGCATCCTCTAAAGAATGAAAAGATAGTAAAAGATCCTATGGAATATAGAATAGAATCTATCGAAAGATTTAAAAAGGGTTACAGCGATTTTTTAGAAAGAGGAGAATATTAATAAAGCTCAATTCCTGCTAAGGATTCTCCTTTAGCATTAAGGGGTGAATAATCTTCTGGCTCGTCGGTTAAAAGGAAGGTTTTACTTCCGTCGACAACCAAACCAGCTATTCCCATAAATCCTCTGTTAATTAGCATTGGAGTACTTTTGTTGGTTCTGTCAACAATTGAGAATTTAACTTTCTTGTAAACCATCTCGCCAAATTCAATGTCTAATAGAATAACAGGTCTTTTGTCTGTTTGATCGCCAACCTCTGCATGGGAATATTCCATTATTCTGTTGCTAAACGATTTGCCCCCAACTGTCCAGTTTAAGAATCCATCAACCTCTTCTGAAAAATCTGCATGAAGTGAACATGCAATAGCTCCGTTGCCTGTATCTAATTTACCGATAAATTTACCAACTCCTTTAACATCAAAGATCTCTCTAAATCCAACCATTTTTCTAGGATAATTCCAGTTCTTCTTATCAAGTATAAAGTTTAGTATAATTCCTGTAACATCAAGACCAGTTGCTATTTCTATTCCATCAGTTCCTGGAGATGCGTTTACCTCCAGAACATATGGTATTCCTGTATTTTTTCCAATAATAATATCAACACCACACCATGAGCATTCTGTTGCTTTAGCGGCGTTTATTGCTATTTTTTCTATCTCTTTTGGTATTTCTACCGCCTCTGCTATTCCACCTAAAGAAACGTTGGTTCTAAAGTCATTCTCTATTCTATGTCTTTTCATAGAAGCTATGATAGTATAATTATCACCATCTCCTGTAGAATTTCTAGATCCAACCACATGTATTCTTAAATCATAGTCAGCTTCTATTTTTTCCTGAACTATCAGTTCAGTTTCAGGTGAAAGTTTCCACATTGTTTGCAATGTTGAAATAAGAGACGCTTTAGAATCTATTTGAAATACACCTATTCCTTTGGTACCACTTAATGTTTTTACTACAATTGGGTATTTTCCTCCTATCTTATTTATAGCATTTTCTATATCATCCTCTGATGAGATTAAGGCAGTTTTTGGTGTAGGTATTCCTTTTTCTTGAAGTTTCTGAACAGTATCTAGTTTGTCTTCGCAAAGAAGAACAGATCTTGGTGAATTTACAGATACGAATCCAAGTGATTCTAGTTTTTCAAAAAATTTAACAGCGGCTGTTGAGTTTATTGATGATCTTCTAGCAAGTATTACTGTATTTTTAATATCAATTTCATACTTGTTGTTACTTCCTTTATTTCTAATAAAGAAGCTTCCAGTCTCGCTTTTTTCAATTTCCCCTTGCGAAGTGTTAATTACTATGCATTTAAATCCCAGAGAACTGGATTTCTCCATCATTTTTTTAACTGTTGGAGCAAGAGTATTTTTCTTTGATTCTAATTTGGTTGTAAGAATCACAAGAGAAATTGGCTTTTTAGGTCCTATCTTTGGCTTTCCAGCTCCTTGAAAAACAAAATCCTCTTCTTTGGTCAATAAATTATCCATCTAAAACTTAATTGATCTATATATCCCCGGCAAATAAAAAAGGAGATCTTAGAGGATCTCCTTTTGCGTATTTTGTTTTAATTTATTGTTAATTGAAAAATCTATTAAAAGCAGGGTTTAGAATTTCTTCGGATTCTTCTTCTTCGTGATCCATTTCTTCACCTTCTTCCATTTCATCTTCCTCCTCTATTTTTTCTTCCTCTTCCATTTCTTCCTCTTCCATTTCTTCCTCTTCCATTTCTTCTTCATTAACCTCTTCTTCGTCTTCTAATTCTTCCTCTTCGTTATACTCATCTAGGTCAATTTCCTCTTCCTCACCATCTTCTTCATCTTCATCTTCCTCGTTCATATTTTCTTCCATATCTTCTTCCCCTTCCTCTTCCATTTCTTCTTCCTCCTCTTCTTCTTCCTCTTCTTCGTTATCTGCCATATCGTCTTCAGAAGCTATATCATCTTCCATATCAAATGATGAATCTACACCATCAGTTTCTTCGTTTTCATCCTCCATTTCATCGTCAGCAGGAATAGAATCTGCACCACCATCGGTTTCAGTTTCTTCTTGGTCTGCAGTGTCTGCAGTATCCATATCCATTTCTGTATTGTCTTGACCAAGTGTTCCTTCAGTATATTGTTTAGAAAACTCCTCAAAACTTAATATCTTTTTTTCCATTTTTGAATTATTTATATGTATATATCTTTTTGCGTGATCGCATTCTTATTCTGTTGCGTCCCCCATATTAGAAGCACCGCCTGATTCTGCTGCTCCTTTACCCGGGTAATCTATCTTAGATTGATTTTTAAAGATAGCATCTCCATAACCAACATACTCGTAAGGCTTTTCTAGTTTAATCTCATGGAAAGGGGATCTATCCTCTTTACTCATGTTTTTAGGATTCCATGGGTCTGCTATAACTTTTAAGAAGTCTTTAAACTCTAAGATCTCCCTCTTTTTTACATTTTTCTGATGCATCTTTTCTTTTTTTATTATCCTAGTCCTAAAAGACTTAATATTCCAGTATTAGAACCGCCTGTTCTATCGGCAGATTTTGCTGATGTTTTAGCTGCAGTAGCTAAATCTTTTTCTGAGAATTTCCCTCCTCCAAATATGCTCTTAAATGAAGTTCCTTCTCCACAAACTACTCCTTCCAATTTAGCTTCTAGCATATTTACAAAAGCAGTAGAGTTTATATAGTTAGTTAATGCCTCTCTTATTGAAGCAACAAAAGTGCCACCTAAACCAGATTCAAAATTAATATTAATTCCTAAACCTCTAGAAAGTATTAATGTAATAGCTTTTTCTTCTATTGTCTCAAGTAATCCCTTTGAGATTGCATCCGTCCAGTATTTACAAGATCCTGCTCCAAAATAACTGCCGATGTGCATGAATGAGATGTTTTCCACTATATTCTTAGCAAATTCACTCATAAAACCACCATCATTTGGTAATCCTAATTTATCTAGAAGCCATCCAGCAGCATAGTTTTTTAACCTATCTTCAAATCCACCCATCAATTTACCGCCCAATCCACTAATTAAATCCCAAAGACCCTCATTTATTTGATCTACGGATTCTCCTTTATGTAGCATATCATTATAATGGGCTTCTAATCCTTCCACTATTCTGAAATATTCTTCATCCGTTACATTAATCTTTGTAAATTCTGAATATTTGATGACTTTCATTTCTACTTTATTTTTATTATATATCTCACCTATAATAATAAAACCAAAGATATATAACCATATAATCAAGTCACCAATTGAAACACCTCCTAAGATATAGAGATTTATTCGAAAGTACCTCCGCTGGATCCCAAGATAGAGGGTCTTCTGATGTGCCTCCGTTTAAATTTGCTATAAATTTTGATTCTAGATTGGGCTACACTAAGCATGATTTTATTCAGGATTTAACTGAGATTTATCTAGGATACTCATTAAAAGACCGTAGGGATCTTATGGACACTGTTTTTAAAAGCGCTGGCGTTTTTAAAATATCAGACATACAGGATCTCCCCCAAGACAGAGTAGACCGATTAATTAAAAGTGTAGAAGAATACATGGAAAGTAAAGCTGAGTATAAATTAGAAATACTTCCAGATGGTTTTGTTCTTTGTTTCGAAGGACTTAAGCACAGGAAAAGAACCTGCGATGTTTATTACTCCCCCACAGAGAGAAAAGTGAAAATATCATACACTGACACCTACCCAGAAAATGAAGATCTAATGATAGGAATAGACGGATTTTCTCCTGTATCTGTAGGGGTTGAGGTTGATGATTTTATAGCAACTGTTGAAAAATGTGACGATTATGCTAAAAAGACCAATCCTTTATAGCATAGAGAGATAATCCCTGTAATTATTAACTATAAATTCTATAGACTTATCCTTAATAAGCTCGAACGGTATTTCATCTTCCCCTTTGGTCTTTTCTAAATCAACAATAATAAAGCAATCTGTATACTTAGAAAAGTTTTTAATCTCCTTTTCAAAAAAGTTATAGATCTTTTTGTCAGATTTTGTATACTCAGGTAACGGATCCATTAATTCGCTTAACAAGAGCCCTACCTGCTCTATCTCATCGACCTTGATGACCGAAAATAACCAGGAATAAATTTTCATTTTCTTATTCTTGTTATTTCTCATCACAACGTATCCGCGGTCTCTTGAGAAAAAATCCTCGTTATGAATCTTAAATTCCAAAGATTTTTCTATTTCTTCTAAATACGGATTTAGCTTTTCCATGAAGCTATCTAACACTTCTAATGTTCCATCTATGATTAAATGAACTTCTTCGTTGTCATCAACCAGGGTTGTTAGCTCGTGGGTTTTTTCTATTTCGTCCTGGGTCATGTTTTTAACAGTCTTATCGCTGAGCTTGTTAAACTTTTGAAAACTCTTTACATCATTGTAAACCCGGGTTATTTTTTGGATTTGCTCAGAGTACTTTTTCTTTCCAAGATCTGATTCCACAGATTGCAGGAAGTCCATCAGAATATAATACTTATGCTCTGCATCTATAGGATCTTGTAAAAACCAATATGGTTGTAAATTTTTCATTGCTTACTACTATAATATATAACCCAAAACAGGATTGATTCCTCCGTTTAAAAAAATATTTCTTGATTTTGGAAACTTTCCGCTAAAACACAACTAAGATTGTTATCTATTAACATCCTGGGTTATGAATATATCTATAGTCTCTTATGAGCCCCTTTCTAATAATAGCTTATTATACCTTAGGCAACCACTACCAGCAACTCTCGGAAAATCTTAAAAAATCATGTCAAGAATTTAATCTTCCCCTGTTTTTAAAACCTATAGAGGATCTTGGATCATGGGAAAAAAATACACATTACAAGGCAAACTTTATCAGCGATTGTTTGGAAGGATTCTCGGAAGATCTAGTTTATGTAGATGTGGATGCAGAGTTTAAAAGATACCCCTACCTGTTTGAGTCCTTAGATTGTGATATAGCATATAGAACAGAGAACTTCAGATGGAGGAAGGATGAAGCTTTAAGTGGAACGATCTTTCTTGGGAATAATGATGAGGTAAGATCCCTAGTTAATCTTTGGAAATCGATCAATGAATTAACCCCAGCTATCAGAAATAAGCCAGACACATGGGAACAGGCTAATCTGCAAAGGGCAACCCAACAGAGCCCCGAAATAATCTATGAAAATCTGCCCCCTGAATACACCTACATATTTGATCACACCAAATCCATGTATCCGAACATCTCTCCTGTAATAGAGCACTTTCAGGCATCAAGAAAATCAACATTAAGATGATACTTAAAACTACAAGCTATAGATTAGGATCTTAAATAAGAATGATATATAAAAAAGAATAAAACATAGCATGTTCCTCGGGAAAATAAGCAAGATAAGAAAAATTTGGGGCCCTACTGCCAATTCCGAATCTGATACTGGAAGTTCAGAAAAAAAGGTGCTAGCAAATATCACGATGGGATTTGTTAAACCCAAGATTATCAGTTACTATTCAGATTATGAAGAAAAAAAATACTACGAAGGCTTTGCCAAAACCCTTATAAATAAATGCAAAGAATTTGGCTTAGATTATGATATTTCTGAACTGCAATCTAGGGGAAATTATGGGGATAACTGTCTAATGAAGCCTGAGTTTATTCTTGAAAAAATAAAGCAGTATAAAAAGCCCTTAATTTGGATGGATTGTGACACTGATTTTAGAGAGCCCTTTGATCATTTCAATGAGGTCACCGAAGATATAGGAATGGCAACACATAGCGGTAAATTTGATGGGATCAAAGCATCGCCCTTATATTTCAATTACACGAAGGGTGCTTTTAGGATAATAAGAGAATGGGTAGTTCATTGCAGAGAATGCTATACTAATGGTATAGTTGAACTTGATCATGATGCTTTAAAGCACTACGTTCTAAATGCAGTAAAAGGTGCTTATTCAGCCCATCTTTTAACTGACAATTGGAACGACTTTGTACACGGGCGTTATATTTGGAATGGAAATTCAAGGGTAGAAGGAAAAGTCCAGATTCACAGAAAGGTAGGGGTTAGCGATGAAACAAGATTAACCTACTCCCAGAACGTTAGGTGTTTTAAAATTATATTTAAATCACAAAACCCAGGGGACTTTAAATCAGCATTGATTTTATTGGACAATTTTTCCAATCAATCTAGAATTAATTTTATTTTTCCAAGAAATCCCCTAACACAATTAGTTGATAACGAGGATTTTAATAGGCTTAAAATAGAGTCGGGTGGATTAGTATATTTTGATCCTTCAGAATTTGATTCCATTGAGCCTGGAAAATCTGACATTATTATAGAAGTTAAAGATGTAAAAGAGATAGAGAAAGAATGGGATCTTAAAATTAGATCAGCCATAGACACTGAACAAAATCCTCTTAATATTTTAAAATTTAATAAAAAAGAAGGAAATATCAGAATAAAAACCATAAAAAAATTATGGATTTAATTAAAGGCACGGGAATGCCATTTCCCCAAAATTTTTCTTCATGTTCTAATCTACCTCCTAAAGAATTTTGCTGGGATAAAGATGCTGGAATAGCAGAGATCTATATTGATGATAAAATAATGGATGGATTACAAACCCCAAAGAATGATTATAAATTCGGATGGCTATGCGAATCCAGAGAAATTGCGATAGACATTTTTAACAACATATTGCAAAATCCGCAAAAATTTAAAGAAAAGTATGCGGGTATCTTTACGTGTGATAAGACTCTACTTGGGTGTGACTCTTTATTCATATATGCACCTCCGGGATCTAACCTTCCGTGGACCAAGCCTGAAGAAATATTAATTTATGAAAAAAGTAAACTATGCTCTATGTTATGCTCGCCTAAGGCAAGAACAGAAGGGCATAAACTTAGATTAGATGTTGCAAAATCATTAATGAATAAGATCGATCTATTTGGGGGTGCGCACGACTCGCCTAGAATAGGTGAGGGATTTGGACCAAAGCAGGATTGGTGGAGATCTAAATTACCAGCTTTAAAAGATTACATGTTTTCAATTGTTTTCGAAAATGCTGTTTATGACAAGTATTACACTGAAAAAATAACAGACTGTTTTGCAACAGGGACAATTCCAGTTTATTGGGGAACTAGAAAAGTAATAGAGGATTTCAATCAGAATGGAATAATATTCTTTAATGACATAAAGGGTGACATAGGAATACTATCCGAAGATCTATACAAATCTAAGATGGATGCAATAATAGACAACCTAGAAAGAGCTAAAGCTTTGGAATCTGCAGATGATATTATTTATAAAAAAATTAAATCGTGCATAAAATAACATTAGGGGCAGCTTCAAGAAATAGGCCAGATCAAATGTCATCTGTTATCAATAATTGGATAGCTAAATCCCTTAATAGAGAAAGGATTGAAGTAGTAATATCTATCGATGAAGATGATCCCACTGTGGATTCATATAAATCCGTGATAGAAAAAGATTCAGATTCTCTAGGAATAGACATAAAATTATTAATCAATAAAAACACAAATACTGTTCAAGCAATAAATAGAATAAAGGATGTATTTACTGGTGATATTATAATCATATTCTCTGATGATACTGATTGTTTTACGGAATGGGATAATGCTATAGACGAGGTTTATTCTAGAATGCCAGGAAGCTATATTATAAAAACTAGCGATGGAATTGACAAGGACCTAATAACTATGCCTATTTTCACTAAAAGCTATCTGGATCATAAACAATGGATTTATTATCCTGGATATAAACATATGTTCTGTGATACCGAATTAACATGCATTGCATACATGGAGGACAAAGTAATCGACGCTTCCGATCTTGAATTTATGCATTTACATTATTCTCAGGGTCATTCAGAAAAAGACTATGTTGATAGGAAAAATCAAAATACATTCTATGATGGATTTAATGTTTTTAGAAAAAGAATTTCTAGAAATTTTCATTTGCATGATAATCTACCAAAAGAAAAAATACCTTCTTCTATCTTAGAATGGATAGAAAAAAATCATAAGGATTTTCCTGAAAGGGAATTAGGGGAAGAAGAATTATTTATGGAATAATAAAATAACAAAAAAAAATTAATGGATTTCATAAAAATAAATTGGCATTGTAGTATTAATTTAGAAAGAGTCAGATCATTAAAGTCTGGAGATGATTGTGTTTATTCTGCTATAAAAACAATTCAAAATGCAGAAAAATAAAACTATCTTAGTAACCCAATTTTACATTCCCGATGACGTTAAAAGATATCAGGAATTAAAGTATTGTGTAAAAGAGAATATTTCCAATACACTAATAGATCAAATTGTTTTGGTTGTTGAAAGGGGAACTTCTGATAGACTGATCCCATTCCACAAGAAAATAAAAATTAATTGGATAGAAAATAGGCCAACATACCAAGATCTTTTTAAGATAGCAAAGAAAACACTCGGAAACAAAAAAGGATTAATGGTAATATCTAATAGTGATATTTTTTATGATGAAGATTGTATTTCTAAAATGTACGAAAAAGTTTCTAATAGTGAAACCCTAGCCCTTTCAAGGTGGGAATTTAAAATGGGAAGTAATCCTGTCCATCATGATAC